AATATTGGTTGCTATCAGTTGACATTGCTGAGGGTAATGGAGGCGACTACTCAATCATTAATATATTTAGGGTTGATCCAATGACAAATAAGGAGATAGACAATCTGGCAACACCTGGTGCAATGTATGACTTCTTTAAACTTAATCAGGTAGGCACGTTTAGATCTAATGAACATGTAATAGAAGATTTTGCAAAATGTCTCTATATTATTAGTGTAGATCTTTTATATAGTGAAAACGTTAAGATGGTAATTGAATTTAATACTTATGGTTCTGTACTGCTTAAATATCTACAAACAGTATTTCCAAGAAGAAATGATTTTGATGAGGAGATGGTGCTTAGATTTAAACATAGACATGATGCAAAAGGAGTTAAACATGGTATTAAAATAAAAAATGATAATAAGCCAATCTTTTGCCAAAACTTTAAATCATTATATGAGATTAACAGAATAAATATAACTGAATTTGAAACTGCAAATGAAATAAGTCTTTTTGGTACATTGCCAAGTGGTAAATACGGTGCACAAATGGGACATGATGATCTTGCAATGTCAAGTATAATTGCAACAGAATATTTTAACACCACAGCATATGCAGATTCAGTAGAAGAGCTACTAGATATTATTGATCCAGAAGTCCATGACTATATGGAAATGACTCTCTATAAGGATAGTCAAGAACAAGGAGACCTCAACTTTGACATTTACGACTTATTATAGAATACTCTAGATTTAGGTAGATATATAGATTATAAAAACTAAAAAAAAATAGATAAAAATTATGGCACTTAGTCCTCAATTATTACAATTCAAATCTTCGGGAGTTTACCGTTTAGAATTTGATAAGTCCCAGGTATCAAGTATATCTGCTGAGACAATAAGATTAGTTGCGGGTCACTCAAGAAAGGGACCTTACAACACGCCGGTTTTCGTTGAAGATACAGAAACTTTTGTTTTAATCTTTGGTGGAATCGACAAAAAATTAGAAAAGAAAGGAATGTTCTTTCACAGATCATGTTTAGAAGCATTAAAAAGAGGTCCAATCCTTGCTATGAACTTAGCAAGTTTTGATTCTAATGATGTAGCTTCTTATGCTAAAATTAGTACAGATGGTTCTGATGATGCAGCTGCAAACGTTTCAGCTACAGATGAATTTGCAAAATTTCATAATACTGATAAGTTTATGTTTCCATCTGATCAATCAGTTTTAGAAACATTAGGAGATTTAGAAACATCTCTTACAGCTTTAAATTTAGTAAACATCGGTCAAAAAAACATTACAGTTATTGTAAGACAAGCACAGGATTTAGATAATTCTTTTAATGTTATTGCAAGAGAGTGGTATGGTGAAGACAATATTCCAGATGGAATTAACGAGTTTGATTATATTTCAGACTACATGGTAGATGTTTTAGTATTTCAAGGAAAATTCGAAGCTTCTGCAATGGATTTAGATCCAGTTTATGGAGATTATTTTACTTCAACTGGTTTATTAAAAGATAAATTAGTAGATTTTGCAAATGAAAGACAAGTTAGTTTATTAGCACAATATACTGGTTCAATTATCCCAGGATTTACAGATTTAGAAGGTAATGGTTTATACGTTGAACAACAAATAAACGCAGAGTCTAGAAGAACAGGTTTATTCTGTGCAATTAATGAAGCTGCAGTTGAAGCTGGAAATACTGATTTAATAGGTAACGCATATGATGCGACAGATGCTAATACTTTACTTTCATATAGTTTAAGTGCAGGTGATAGATCAATTGATTTTTCTGGAACTGACTTTGTATTTGCTGCAACAGGTTCATCATTTACATTTACGTCAGCAAATAACGATGCATTGACATTATCTGTAGGCGATTATATGCCAGCATCTGCTGCTGATACTTTAGCTAGAGTAACAAGAATTTCTAAAACAACAACAGGCGTTTCTCCAAATGAAATAAGTGTTTATACTGTGAGTTGTTCACAACCAGTTGACGCTACATTTGATCCAGCTACTGATCTTGCTGTTAAATCATTTGAAGCTTCTGCTACTGAATATTCTTTATTTAATTTAAATAAAGCAACAATTGATGATCAAACAATTCAAAATTGTTTAACTGCATTCTCAAGTGGAGGTGTTAAAGCTGCATTAGTAGATAGAGACGTCATTGATTTAAGATATATTGTTGATTCTTTTGGATCTTATGAAGGTGGTATATTAAATAAAGCTGAATTTACACAAATTGCAAAAGAGAGACAAAACGTTTCTTGTATTTTAAATGCTCCAACTGTTGAAGAATTTAAAAAATCTACAGATCCATCCTTTACAGATGCATTTACTGGAAGTTTTGAAACAAGATTTGTAAAAGACGGAGGTGATTTATCACAGAATCCAACTGGTACATATTCTTTACCTTCAATTGGAGATGGTGCTAATTACGGATTCTACTATGGTCCTGGTTTAAATGTAAGAGAAAACGGTAAAGTAACAGTTGTTCCACCAGCGGCTTATGTTTCTAATAACTACATTGATAAATTTACAGATTCATTACCATGGTCAATCGTCGCAGGTCCAAGAAGAGGAGTTATTGGCGGTACTAATGTAATTGGAGCTGAATATCCATTTGATAAATCAGATAGAGATAACTTAGAACCATTTGGTTATAACCCAATCGTATTCGAAAGAGGAGTTGGTCTTGTAATTAAAGGTAATAAAACTGCACAACAGACTATTAAGTCTGCTTTAAGTTCTGCTCACGTTAGAGAAGTATTAATTTACATTGAAAACGGTATTGCAGATATTCTTAAAGATTATGTTTTTGAATTTAACACTGCACAAACAAGATTAGAGATTAAAACTCTTGCAGATTCATTTATGGAATCAGTTCTTGCAGATCAAGGTGTTTACGCTTATAAAAACGTAATGGATCAGACAAATAATACTAATGAAATTATCGATAACAACATGGGTATCTTAGATACATTTGTTGAACCGGTTAAAGGTTTAGAGATTATAGTTCATAGAACAACAATCTTAAATACTGGAGAAATCGCAACAGGTAACTTCTAAAAAATATAAATTTTATTAAGAGGGTTGAAATATACCCTCTTAATTTTTAAAGAAATTTTAAAGATATATAATTAAAAATAAAAGAAAAACAAAATGGCATTACCACATTATTCAAACGATCAAACTAGTAAGAAGGGTAAGAATTTCGAACCAGTATTAGCTAATATGTTTGAGGTAACTATTCTTCCTCCAGCAGGCGTTGGTGGCCAAGAACAGTTAATTCAACATGTAAATTCAATTAGTGGTTTAGAACTTCATAAAGAATTAGGAGTTGTAGATCAAAAATTTAAATGGTCAACTAGATCTTATTCTGGTATTCCTGCTGATTCATTCTTAGATGTTACTGTGAATTTTTCATTAAACTTAAACGATGCAAATCAAATGTATCTATATAAAACAATGAGAGATTGGTACAGATTAGCATACAATCCAGAAACTGGTGAAGTTGGTCTTAAAAAAGACTATGTAGGAACATTAGTTATAGTACAATTTAACAGAGCAGGTGATATTTATAGAAAAATCACATGTGAAGATTGTTTTATTACTTCAGGTCTTAACCCAAATGCAGAATTAAATTATGAAACTGCAGATGCTCAAGCATTAGATGTTACTTGGAGAGTTAACACATGGGCTGAGGAATTAGTTTAAAAAAAATTAGAGTTTAAAATTTAGAGAAGATGTAAGTCTTCTCTATTTTTTGCTTGGTAAAAATATTATATTATTATAATAATATGTCAAAGGAAGACTACATAGTAAACAAATTAATTAAAAAAATTCAAGTGCTTTTAACAGAACCTGAGTTTGAAGAATTAAATCACATTATATTAAGTAAGGCAATGGCTGAAAAACAAAGGCCTAAATCTGTTAGTGCTTTTGTAAGAGATTTAATACAGAAAGAAATTAAAAAAAATTCTGAAACAAAATAAAAAACAATTATATAATCTAACAAACACATCAACATGAGTGAAGACAATAAAGATTTTGATAAGTTCTTAAATAAGAAAGAACAAGAAGGAGGAGCATTTGAAAATACTTCTCAAGAATCTACAAATAAAGAAAATGTAGAAACAGTTGATCCTATTGAGGATACGATAAATAAACAAGGATTAGGCTCAGTAAATATGTCTAAATTTGGAAAGCAAAATGCTGAAAGTTCAAACTTTCATTTAGGCTATCATTCAGTTGATATGGAAACTCTTTTTTCTAGAGGACGTTTCTATCCACAAGATACTAAAATTTCTATTAGATCAGCAAAGGTTGCTGAAATTAGACATTTTTCAACAATGAATGAAAATAGTCTTTTAGATATCGAAGAAAAATTAAACGGTATTGTTAAAGCGTGTATGAGAATTGAAGCTCCTAATAAAAAACTTTCTTATAAAGATCTTTTAGAAGAAGATAGAATAGCAATTCTTTTACAAATTAGAGATTTATCATTTCCAGAAGCTGAAAATAAATTAATGTTAAAGGCTGAAAATAGTTATGGAACAACTAAAGATGTTGAATTAGCCACAAGAAACTTTATTACTACTGAAATTCCAGCAGAAATTGAAAAGTATTATGATGCAGTTGCAAGATGTTTTAGAATCCAAACTAAAAGTTCAGGTGAAATCTTAATGAAGCCACCATGCATTGGCGTAATGGAAGAAGTTACAAAATATATTAAAGAACAGCAAGAAAAAAAGAAAAGATGGGATCAAGCATTTATTCAAATCTTACCATATATTCAACTTGATTGGAGAGGATTTAATCAAACAGAAATATTTAATTCTGAGGTTGCATTCCAAGGATGGAACGAAAAGAAATACATGGTAACATATAGACTTGCAGAGAAAATGAAAATAGGTGCAGAGCCTGAAATGTTAGTAGACGTAGATGGAGAAGACGTTAGTGTCCCTCTTCAGTTCCCAGGTGGAATCAAAAGTCTTTTCATTATTTCAGATCTCGCTGGAGAACTTCTTTAAGACTAAATTCTATCTGGGGTTTCATTTACATCTCCAGCCTAGCGAAATAGATAATCTCGAGTATTATGAGTATTTCTATTATGTTCAAAACCTTTCTGATCATTTGAAAAAACAAAACAAATCAGAAAGCGAACAAAATGAACAAGCGCAAGAACAATATGGTAATTATAAGCAGAAGATGCCTAATATGAACCAATATAAATCTCCTAAGATGCCAAGCATTAAGATGCCAAAAATCTGAGATATATAAAGAAAAAACAGTGTTAAACATTTGAGCGCTTTTAAATCTCCATTTGAAAAATTAAG